GGCGGCGGCTGGGTGGCTGGTTCTACTGGTACGGACTGGAGCCAGCAAGCAAGCCCACAATACAGCGTTACCGATGCAGTGGGGAACGGGACTACGACAATAACCAGCGCAACAGCAGCGTTCGGCACTGATGTTGTGGGTAATGTTTGCTACTTTAATGGCGCTTGGTACCAAATAGTTTCGCGAACCAATTCCACGACGATCGTATTGGATAGAAGCACTGGAACAGGAACAGGTCTAACGCTAAAGATAGGCGGCGCGTTAAAAACCATTGGTGCGGCGCAGGCGGTTCTTGTTTACTCAAATAAGGTATACGTCAAAGCTGAATCAGGCGGGTCAATATCTGGAAGCATATCGCTTGGTACTTCTGGCACTCCTCAGCACACTACGCCATACACACGCATCATCGGATACACGACAACGCGTAACGATGGCGGTCTAGCGACTATCACCTCGTCTGTTGCTGGAAATGCAATCGCTATCACTGGGAACGGCTATTCTCTAGAAAACATCCACATCAATTGCAATAGCACAGCATCATCAACAGGCATAAACTGCGGCGGATACTACACAAGAATCGTTGGCTGCAAGGTATCAAACTTTGCGGTGAGAGGTATTCTTGTTTCTGGTTCTACGCAGCAGTTTATCTATCGCGCCGAAGTTAAAGGAGGCTTGTCTGGGGCCACTGCTGCGGTTGAGCTTAACCTGCCATCGGGAATTGAGGGAAGCTGGATTCATGACAATGTTTGCCCTGGGATCAAGATTACGCGGGAAAACTGCTTTATTGACAACTGCCTCATCACCAACAACACCGGCGCGTCAAGCGATGGCATCTACAACAGCCAGTATTCGCTTGTAGTAACTGGTTGCACGATCTACGGAAATGGTCGTGATGGATACCGTGGCGACGTTTCCTATACAGGGGTAACGGCGTACATCAAGCGAAACATTTTTTCCAACAACGGCGGTTATGGTTGCAAGCTTCACACTAGCGCCGGTTATCCTGCCGATTTTTGCTGGGACGGAAACGGGTACTACAACAACACGTCTGGCAATCGTGGAAATATGGACGATACCAGCGTCAATGCTGTCAATGGAACGTCGTCATATACCAACACGCTTGACGTTATCGTCACGGCTGGAACGCCTTTCACCAACGCAGCAGGCAACGACTTCACCTTGAACAACACGGCGTCGCAAGGCGCATTGCTGCGAAGCACTGCCAACGGTGCGCCTTATGGCGTTTCGCAAATTTCATATGGCGACTTTGGAACATTTCGCCACCAAGACGCGGCTGGCGGTGGCGGAACTGCCGGCTCTCGGCTTGTCGGTCCATCGGCACTCGTTACACCAGGAGGGTTACTCTAATGCTAGGCGACTTCACTCCAGGCAAAACGATTGTTTTTGACTTCAACACGCATAAGGCAGATGGCACGCCTATTACACTTGCTGGCACTCCTGCAATTAGCGTTTACAAAAACAGTACGACGGAAAGCACGGCAGGCGTTACGCTCACCGTTGACTATGACTCACGGACTGGCATGCACCACGTTGTCATTGATACATCGCTAGATGGCACGTTCTACGCAGCTGGCAACGACTTCCGCGCAGTCATCACTGCTGGCACGGTCGATTCTATTTCTGTGGTGGGTACGGTTGTTGGCGCGTTTAGTCTTTCTAATCGCTCTGCGCTCAGGCCAGCAACGGCAGACCGGACGCTAGTCGTAGATGCAGCGGGGTTGGCCGACGCAACGATGGTTAAGATGGGGCCAAGTGGATCAGCGACATCGCAAACCGCAAGGGATGCAGGCGCGCAACTCGACGCGGCAGTATCTACGCGTATGGCAACCTACACGCAGCCAACTGGCTTCCTTGCTGCGACGTTCCCGACAACGGTGGCAAGTACAACCAACATCACGGCGGGCACGATAACCACGGTTACAAACCTGACCAATGCGCCAACAAATGGCGATTTTACGGCCACGATGAAGGCCAGCATCACAACGGCGGCGACTGCTGCAACGCCTAGTGTGACGGTTAGCGACAAGACCGGCTTTAAGCTCGCGTCAGATGGGCTGGCTGCTGTCACAACATGGACGGTCGGGATTACTGGCAACATCACGGGCAATCTAAGCGGCTCCGTTGGCTCTGTCGCAACGGGCGGAATCACGTCAACATCATTTGCAACCGATGCGATTTCAGCGGCCTCGGTATCGGCAGCAGCGGTTACGAAGATCCAAAGCGGGCTTTCAACCTACGCCGGAGGTGATACGGCAGGTACGACAACGCTACTGAGTCGCATCACGGCAACGCGGGCGGGCTACATCGACAATCTAAGCGGCGGCGCGGTGATGCTGGCAAGCAGTTACACGGCACCACCTTCGGCTGCGGCAATCGCTACACAGGTTTGGACCGACCTTGTAAGCGGTAGCGACTTCTCCACGGTCGGAAGTGCTGGCAAGCTACTCAAGGACAACATTGACGCGACGGTAAGCAGTCGGCTCGCGTCGGGGAGCTATTCCGCTCCACCGTCGGCGGCAACGATTAGCACGCAGGTTCAAACGGACCTGGGGACGGGTTCGGCACTAACGGCGCTGGCACCTGCTGCTACGGCCCTTAGCACGGTTGTTTGGACACCAACGATGGCCGGCTATCTGGATGCTGCTGTGAGTTCGCGGCTGGCTTCTGGGAGTTATACGGCACCGCTCGACGCTTCTGGCATTCGCTCTGCTGTTGGGCTTGCAACGGCAAATCTGGATACGCAACTGGATGCTTTGCCAACGAACGCAGAACTTGCAACGGCCTTAGCCTCCTCCGACGATGCTACCCTGGCAGCCATTGCGGCACTGAATAACCTGTCTAGCGCTGAAGCACAAGCGGCGGCTGCGGCTGCTCTTGTGGCCTACGGCGTTGCGACGGTTTCCAGTGTTCCCACCGCGGATGAGAATGCAACGGCACTGCTCGATCTTGCCAATGGGGTAGAAACGTCACTCACGCCACGTCAAGCACTGCGGCTGATGGTAGCTGCCATGGCTGGTAAAGTCAGTGGCGCTGGAACATTCGTCGTCAAGATCCGCAACATTGGCGACACGAAGGACCGCATCACAGCCACCGTGGATGCTGACGGTAATCGCACAGCTCTCACAATGGACCTAACCTAATGTGGGCACTACGGTACTTCTCTCCCAGGTACTGGGCTGATCGGTATTGGAACGAGGGTGGCAGCGTTGCGCCTCCCGTTTTTGTTCCGCGCCCTGGAACTTACCGGCCGGGATTGGTGTTCACGCCTGACTCGCGGTCTGCAAGCGTTGCATCGCAAGATATCCGCTCGCAACAAGTGCAAAGCGGCGATAGTCGTCTCGACCTCGACAATCAGTAGCTACTACTGGGCGGCTGCTTTTTTCGCCTTCGCGCGAGAACTTGCACGCTTGGCAAGATCGTTCAGCATGGCTGTCATTGACTCCACCTTGGCTCGCCTTTTTGGATCCATTTGGTCAAGCTGCTCCTTGCTCACAAACGTCTTCACATACCGGCGTGCTTCGGGGTAGTCACGAAGTACCGTCTCAATCTTGTCGCGCAGCACAGCATCTTGCGCACCAGGGCTAATGTCGCTCACGCGCGCGCCCGTGAGAAGATTCACGCCTTTCGTTGCGAGGCTTTTTCGGGGATCGGTCACCTGACGTGCCGTGGAAAGAATGCGGCTTACTGGAGAATTTGACAAGACAACTTCTGCCAACTGGTCACCAGGATAGCGAACCGCCTTCTCTCGTCCGGTTAGATTGGCCATCAACCGCCCCAGTGTCGGGTCGGCATCGGCTAGTGATCGCCCGCCCCCAGGTTCCTTCTGGAAGAACGTCTGCCCGGTCGAATACTCCATCGGAGCTTTCACCACAGGATTCAGGCGCGAGAGCGCTTCCAGGCCAGCACCGCGAAGCCCACCTCCCAGGAAGGAAAGCGGGTCTTCGTGCGCGAGCCCAAACCCGGTAATGTACCGCTTGCTGCCATCGCTGTTTTCACCAAGGGGAATCGCAAGCGTGTCATTGACGTAATCGGGCGTGGTTGGGTCGTCCCCCTTCAGCTTGTTGGTAAGGCGGATTGTCTGAGCCAGTTTCCCCCCTGGCTTCTCTGCTAGATCGGTAAGAACCTGCTTGGCCGTCCCCTTGGTAAACGAGTAGAACGGAAACATGCGGCGCATCCACGTTTTTTCAAACGGAGTAAGAGCGGCATAATCCACGTTGTACTTCTTCACAAGGTTGGCGGCTGCTTCAGGAGAGTAACCTTGCGACAGGTAGCCAAGCAGTGTCCCTATCCGGTTGGTTCCTTCGATGTGCTGACCCACCTTGCCACCAGCCTTGACGGCGGTGTTCGTGGTCTTGTTGACTCCTACGCCTTCAATGTTAAGCGGGCTGGCGTCCGCAAGACTCTTGGGAATGCCTTCTTTCACGATATTCTTAATGCTCTTGCCAGCGTTTTCCAGGGTGCTGAAATCCAGACCATCCGGGCGAATGCCTGGCACGCTACTGGCAAACCCTTGCAAGGCATCGGCAGTGTCTTCAATTCCCATCCCTTGGCCGTTGCCAATTACACCTTGCTCGTAGATCATTTTTCGCAGTCCCTCACTGGCTGCGTGATCGTCGGTATATCCCTGCATCTTGGCCCAAGGGAGGCTTGCTGCCCCCTTCATGTCTTCACCTCGCATTAAAGATTCTGCGTCAAAACGAGGCTTGAGGTAGCCCATTCCCTTGCCGGCCGACGCGTCGTAGGCATCGCCCATGAAAGCCTGCGTTGCACCGCCTAGTGCATTGCGAGTGTGGAAGCTCGGGAATAGTGACGTTAGGTGTGCCTTCGTTGCACGCGTCAGGCGGTCAATGCCATCCAAGATAACATTTGCTTCCTGGGGGGCATCGAACTTTCCGAGTACGCGAGTGATCGCATCGGCGTGTTCCTTGGGAACAAACATGGTCTTCATGTCATCTGACGCACTTGGCACGCCAAGTCGATTCAGGATGTCACCTGCTTTTTGCCCCGAGGATTTGAGGCGGTTTAGGAACGCTTGGGCATACTGCGCATTATTAGCACCAGACATCCCGAGGTGGTTAAGCAGAATCTTCTGATTCATCCCTTCCAGGAGCGGCCGTCCTGCCAGTGCCTTAGAAGCCATTGCCTTATCAACACCGGGCCGAGTCAGCAGGGAATCCAGGGACACTCCATCAACGCCAGTCTTTCCATGCTGCAACCCATCCTCCAGGAGGCTGAAGATATGCTCCAGATTGCTGTTGGCCCGACCGGAGTGACGAAGCTGGCTGGCAATGTCATCAATCGGGTTCACGCTAAACAGTGGCGTCTTGGTGTCGGCATAGGCTGGGTTTAGCTCGCCAAAGTATTTGGAAAGCTGTGCCGCACGTTCTGCGGGATCAATACCAGATGCTGCGGGGGGAAGTGCATTGGGATAGTTCTTCGTGATGTAGTCTGCACCTGCATCAATGATCGACTGGTCAAGTGGCCCTGGTCCTGTCATTGCACGCTTGGCACCGCTAATCACTGGGTCAACGCTCATCCGTTGCAGGTCGCCAGTACCGCCCGTGAATCCAGTCAGCAGTTGGTCACGCTGCGTGTTGTGCGGGTTGTTCGTTGGGATCGCCATTTCGCGACCAAAGAACTTGTCCCAGAATCCCTTCTTAGGATCGTCAACAAAGTTCTTCTGACGCGAGAGGTAGTTGAGAATCCCTTCCTGCTGGTCGGCAAGCTCGGCCGCCTTGGTCCCAACACCTGCACCATCAACCAGCGACTGCTGTTGCATCCGTTGTAGTTCGTTTAAGTGTTCGGCAATCGACTTGCCAGAATCGCCGATAGGTGTACGCAGCGCTTCGGGTGGCATGTGCGGGCCCATGCTGGCATTTTCCACCCAGTTACGCATGTCGTTGCTATTTTTCAGAACAACATCACGCGCGGTCATTCCAGGTGGCAGGTTGGTTTGCGCTGCCTCGTCGAGAATCCCGGAATCATGAACGGCTCGCTGAGCGTCGTAGACCTTTCCAGCGGCTTTCGCGGCATTTCGTGCTGCGCTGCGCGTCGCCCGCGCGCCGATGATCTTGTCGAGTTTAGTGAGCCCACCGTTGACGGAATTGTTAAACAGAGGTTCCAGGTGGCTGATTGGCGAGTAGGGGCTGAATCGCGCATGGTCCCAGGCTGTATCCAGCACGTCTGCCGTCTTCTGCACCCAGTCCCCATGTGTTTTTGGAAGGACCATTGTTTTCTTCATGAACGGGAGGCCGTATTCCATCAGCCCTCCCAGCGGTTCGTCCATGACATCGGCAAGTGCTTTTCCAGTTCCCGACAAAGCCGTTTCCAGGCCCTTTGTCAGTTCGTCCGCATGTTCCGCTCCCTGCGATGCGGCATCTTCCAGCATGTGGCGCAAGGTCGTGTTCATCTTGGCAGACGCGCCAAGAGTTTTCGTCGCTTCAATTCCTTTCCCGGCGTTCTTGGTGGCAACGCGGGTGATGTCATCCATCAATCCGCCTGCTTTTTCAAACGCTTTCCCTGCTGTGGTCGAGGCTTTGGAAACACCAGGGAGACCCGTGTAGGTAAACGGGTCGGTGGCAATGTCTACCAAAAAACCAGCACCCCAGTTGCCCCATGTGTCCTTGGGTTTTGCGAGTCCCCAGCGGCGCAAAAGATCACGCCCTTCCGTTCGGTTCTGACCGCCAAAGGGAGTCAGCAGCTGATCGAAAGGATTGCGAAGCGCTAACACGTCTCTTATCATGGAACCCGGCAGGCCTAGTAAATTGCCTGCTGCTGCCAACCCACCCACACCCACGTTGCCAGCGGTCTTCGCGGCATCCATCAAGAGGCTATCGGCCATGTTAAAGAATCCTTTTTCAGACGGTCCAGTTGTCGTAAACCCGTATCAGTCACCAGAGCAGCCAACACAAAAGCAGGTCGTGTTTCCACCATCACGCCCGAGGGTGAATAGCTTTTGCTACTGGGTAGGGGCTTGGATGATTACGGGGGTAGGGAGTTTAATGGTTTTTATCCTGCTGATGCTGTTTAACGCTGCTGGAAACAGGCAGCCAGAGTATCGCCCTGGAGACTACGTTCCATTTACACTGCTCCTGACAGGAATACTTGCGTCGATAGTCCTGTCAGGTTTCTTTCTCATCAAACGGTCAATTACCTAGTAACCGCCGTAGTAGTGTCCGCGATTTTGGTTGTATCGAGGATCAACTACAGCACTGGCGTTGCCCTGAATTACGTCCCACATCCACTGCCCAAACGTCCGACTGTTCTCGCCTGTCATGCCATCAATGCGTCCCACGTTTCCAGGGGCATGGATGTTTACGTCACGACCAAGGTAGCCAAGCAGGCCGTTACCCTTTTCGTTGGTGTACTTGTTCATCTCCTTCGGGTCGATTCCATAAGCGCGTTCAAAGTCGCGCATCGCTTGGTAATCTCCTGCCTCATAGAAGGCATCCAATTGCGCCTTCTGTTCAGCGTTTAGCTTTCCGCCAAGGTACATATTGTTGCGTGCGTCGATGCCTTGCAAAGCAGCATCCAGTGGCGATGGTGCTTGTGGCGCTCCCTGAGTTTGCATTGGAGCGGTCGCAGCAGCCAATGGCCCTGCGGTTGGACGGCCAATGGAGGATGCGTTCTGAGCGGCTTGCGCTCCAGCAGCAGCCAACGGACCAGTTCCCTGCAATGGGCGGCTTGCAGGAGGCGTCAGCGCAGCAGCAGTAATCGGGCTGACGTTTGGCATCGCAGCCTGCGGAGCCGTGGCTTGTGCCAGTGGTCCCATTTGCCCTTGACCACCATTCATGCCTTGGATGATTGCCCATGCCTGCGTTGCTGGAAGCCCTTTCTCGATCAGACTATTGACGAAGCCCTGCATCATTTCCGATTGCGCTGCACGCTGGGCAGCACTGGCATTCACGTTTGCCACGGCAAGGTTGTTGGCGTGATTCAGTCGTGCCATGTCCATTTCGTGTGCCTGTATGTCATTCTGAATGGCCATCGGCTGCTGCATCTGCTGCTGCATCACGTTCTGCTGCGTGACAGGATCACCCATGATGCCAATTGGAGACTTGCCCATCCGCATACGTCGGTCGTTTCCGTTGGCTACCCCGCGAGCGCGAACCAAGGCGTCTCGGGAATCGAGCAATGCTTGTCGCTTATCAGATACTTGCGCCGTCTGATTTAGCTGCGGAAGTCCCGCCGAGGCCCGCGCAGCATTGACAACAGGAAGTGGCTGGCCACGCAGACCACCCCCAGGCATGTTGACCACCGGCCCGCCTTGCTCCAAGGGGCGAAGCTGTGTGCGGTCGTAGATGTTCCTTGCGGTCTGCTCGGGATCAGGATATTGCCGTGGCTGGTTGGTCCAATGCCGAGGATCGTCTTCTGGCTTGGAATCGTTCACGCGGAAGTGGAGCCCATCAGCAGTTTCGCGAGCCAGCATCCGCTGGCCAAGGACACTACGCTCCATGCGGTCTTGTGCCTCTGGCGACATCTCCGTACCAGCAACTCGGCCGTATCCTGCGCCACCAGTTGTATTCGGCATGTATCCAGTCTTTCGCTGAAACGCTTGTGCCCCCTCGTTGGTCATCAGTCCACCAGGGGCAGTAGTCAATGCCGAGCGATACTGATTCGATGGAAGGCCTGCATTGCGAGCCTGAATCTCTGCGCCAACACGCCCACGGTTCGCATCCGCGTAAGCGTGCCAATCACTCATCACCTCGTCCGGCGAACGCATCGGCGGGCGCATCGGGCCTTGAAGAGGCGAAGGCTGGCCAATGGCTGGCGTGCTGATGTAGCTCGAAAGCCCACCCATGCCGGGCGACCGTGGGCGAAATGCGGATTGTTGTGCATACCACTGCCCGCCTAGCTGAAAGTTGTTGTTTCCAATGGCCATATCTTTTCTGCCTATTTATTGAGGTAAACGTCTTGACATTTGAAATACTATCTTACCCGATCTGCCGTCATCTATCCATTTTTATTCAGGCGGGTTGGCATAACTTCTCAAGACTTTACAGGCGTAGGTTGCCCATCTTTCCAGAAGCTGTAAATGCTGCTGCTAAGCTCGGGCACTACGGCTGGCGGACGGCGGCGCTGCGGGTATTCGTCCCAGGCAACTTGGGTCCAGAACCACATATCGCGCAGTCCATCATCCAGAGACGTGCGGTCCTCGAAGCCAAGAATGGCCTCAGAAAGCTCTGTGGTACACCACGCCATCTTTACCTCTTTGCGGGCTTCGACGTGCTCTATGGCGGCTCCAGTGATCCTGGATACCATTTTGGCGGCCTCCAGGATGCTAACTGGCGTTGCACCGCCCACATTGATTATCTGTCGTGATGCTTTGGGCTCCGTTCCCGCCCTGGCAATTGCTGGGATAGCGTCAGCAAGGTAGCTGAAAGCACGGTGCTGGCTTCCATCGCCAAACACGCGGATAGGCTTTCCTTCCAGCGCTGCACGCATCCACAGTCCCAGCACGTTCCGGTATCGCTGCCAGATGTTCTGCCCTGGGCCGTAGAGGTTGTGCGGCCGGATAATGACATAATCCAATCCGTGGTACTCGTAGGCTACACGCAAGTCATCCTCGCACGCAGCTTTGGCGATTCCGTAGGTGTCGCACGGTTGCTTGGGGTCTTGCTCGTCAAACGGAGGCTCGCCATGTCCATAGACTGCCATGCTGGAGAAGTAAACCAGTCGCTTGCATCCAAACTTGATTGCCGCGTTTACCACTCCCGAGGTGGCACCCCAAACATTACGAACGGTGTACTCGCGCGCAAACGGGCTCAGTCCTTCGGCGGCAAACGAAGCACAGTGCCACACCACATCCACAGGACGCTTCCAAACCTGCTCGCGCCACCAATCATCGTTGCAGTCGGCCTCGTAAAACTCAGTGCCCTTTGGCACTTCTTCACGAAACCCTGCCTCCAAGTTGTCGATGCCAACTACTTCATCGCCTTGCTCAAGCAGATGTTGCGCCAGCCAACTCCCCAGGTGCCCTGCCACTCCCGTCACTAGATGCCGCATGTCGTTCCTCCTTAAAGCAATACCAGCTCCACGGTTCGCCGGTGTCCTGTGTGATTTGAATATGCAAGCCGTACTTTGCCGCGAACGCGTGAACTGCGTGACAAACGGAAATGGCGCGGAAGTCGTAATCGTGACCCGCAAGCATTCCACCCACTCGCAGCTTGCTCCACGCTGCCTCCATGTCCGCCATTGCCTCCCAGTACAGATGGCCTGCGTCTACATAGGCAAAGTCCAGTTGTTCTGGAATCTGCGATACAGCCACCGTTGTTGGGAGCGGCATGAACTGGATACGATCACGAAAGCCTCCGAGACTGCACTCGGCAATCTGTCGGTCCTGCGTGCGGTCGTGCGCGTAATCCCTGGTAGGTAGGTACTGGTCAATCAGGTACAGTTTCTTTCCTTGCCAGCGAAATAGGAACGAACCGGCAAATGTTCCCTGGTGTGTCCCCAGTTCTGCCCCATAGCCCGTTAGTTCACGCTGATTACACAGGTCCGCTAGTTCGTGGCGGAACTGAATCTCTTGCGATACGCTCACGCTCCAGTTGCTCATCGGTTATTTCCTCGCCTGCGTAAAGTTGTGGGTCGTACGGGTTCGGTGTCGGGTAAATCTCTTCGGGCCATTTCTGATAAACGCTCTTGCACTCTTCTGGAGCAAGCAATCCCGATAGCCATGCTTCCGCGCCATAGCGATCAACGGGCACTTTTCGCCACTTTGCCTGATTGAAGACCTGATCGTTCCGAAACCAAAAGAACGTGCCGCAAAACATCCAGCGTCCATGTCTCAGACCGCTCGGGAACGGCGAATCACTTGGGGTCGGGTAAACCATCTTGTGGATTCCTACCGCCTTGTGCGAGCGAAGGTGTTCCGCGCAGCTTTCCCATTCGCCTACCAAATAGCGATAACCGGCGTTTCTCCAGTAGGTCGCCCCCTCTACGCTGTCTGCCGTGCTATTCCCTTTGGTGTGAGCATAAAACGTGGCTTCGTTGCTGGCGGTCGATGCAACTCCGCATAGCAAAGGTAAGAAGCTGACAACTTCTCGCAGTTCCTTGTCGTTTGGGATTGGCATTAGCTCGGCAAAGTCGCCTAGCTCTTTGCGAACCTCGTCAAGATCGTGCATCCCCTCCCCGGTTCCAACGGCAATCAGTCGTCGCCCGTTGAATGCCTCGGGGTGATCCAGAAGCTGTCGCACGTTGGCGCGCCATAAGTCGTTGGACTTCAGCGGGCAGCAGTGGTAGATCAGATTGCGAACGGTGATCTCGGAAAACGCACGGCGATGCTCGCAGTTGGAACACGCCCAATTGTCCCATTTGCTCTTGAACGTCGGCATGTTCAGAACTGCCTGACCCTTGCTATTTTCAGGATGAGAGCAGGCCACAATTGACGTATCCTGCTTGCATCCGCAATCAACGCGCATTCCCGTTTTCGCGCCACGATAGGTGCATGGGCTATCACTGGGAACCAGCGTGCGTCCGGTGCAAGTTCTGGCAACCTTCTCGCCAAGTCCAATCGGAATGCGCAACTTGCGGTCGCACTGACTGCAAATGTACACGCCGGTCTTGTCGTCGATCAGTTCAACGAATCGCAGATTGCATTTCATGGGTAGATTGTGGCTGATAGGGTTTTGGGTAGAGTCCAGGTAACGTGAGACGCTGGAAGTGCGCCTCCAACTGCGGAAAGGAATGACGTTTGTTCCAGGGGGAATTCAGGCTCTGCGCGAAGAAGGATGGCGTATCCTGACACTCGCTCTGAGTGGTGAAAGTCTCCGCTTCGATAGACCACCTCGCAAAGCACAGGAACACCACCTATCCAGCCCACAGATAGCACTGCCTTCAGCCACCATCGTTCGGCATCGGATTCCCATGTCAATGTGACTGACTTTCGTATCTGATAGGCGTAGTCACCGCAATTTTCCTCGTAGCAGAATCTCCACTGCTCATTGGCATCTTGCTCCGCAGCGCACGCCCTTGGGAATCAAAAACCATTCTTTGTCAGGCAAGTGGCCAACAGCGACAGCAGGTTCGTAGTCGATAAACGAACAGGCTGCGTCAATCGCAATGACCGCAGACGGCTTCAGTTCGTCGTGTTCGTGCTGGAGTTTGCAGGTCATATGACGACGATGCTTACGGTTACTTGTGAAGGAAATGTCAGTTCGACACGATCAGGCGTTCCCGTAAAGGTCTCGTCTTCGTAGGTTTCTGGCTCGACAACTGTTAGCACATTGCTAGCAGCGCTGTTTAGTCCGCTGTATCCACCCACCCACGCACCTGAAGTTGTTGCAATGTAGTCACCGTTTGGGCATGTTGTGTGTTCGTACCAATCTGAGTAGTAGGTAGCTCCGCCGATTGTTGGCGATGCGTGCAATGCGGCACGCGCAAAGTAGATGTCAGCTCTTATTCGCCATCGTGCAGTTGGCAGCCCGGATTCTCGCTCGTATCCAGCCTCGACGATGAATCGCATGAACTGCGACGATGGCGATGTAACAGAAAATGTCAGTTCATCATATGACGCCATGCACGAACCTATGCCAACGTAATACCCTGTCCTGTCACAGACAAAAGCATTTTCCGATGGAACCCACTGCGTTTTTGGTCCAAAAAATCCTGAAGGTGTTGGTGCTATCAGAGGGTAGTTCGTTGAAATATCAACGCCATAGACTATTGCGCAGTCATAAGCCTGTGATGGACACACCTCACAATCGACAGTAATTGACACGTTGCATGGGCTGCAATTCAGGTTCGTCACACCGGCATTGTCTGTTCGCAGCGAACGAATCTCGGTGACACTGACCTTTGAAGAACCTGCTGTCATTTTCAGGTTGACATATCCTGTGTTGTCAGTTGACGTGTACTCGTTGTGGGTTGTTGCCGTATCAACGACGATCTTTTCGGCATTGAAACAGATATTCAGCGTCGAGTTAGTCAGGCTCGTATAAATACTGGTGGCACCGCTCCCGTTCACCGTCACCGCAATGACCTGCTCTGGCGTTAGCGTCTTGCTGATCTGCAAGCGGATGGCACCAATCTCCACGTCGAACGTAGGCGACGAACCCGCCCAGTCAGCCGAGTAGTTCAGGGACAGCGAATTCCTGGCAGGAAGATCAACCAGCCACGTTGCCGTCGTGCTGGTTAGCTCTAGTGCGCCGGTCGTTACATTGCGCGCAAACGTGCCACCGCTTGAACTGTACGCCGCCGTTCCTTGATCGCCTGCCGTTGTCATGTCAGCCGCAAACAAGCATTGGCCGCAGTAGGGACAGTTCACGAAGTCCGGTTTTGTCCTTCTCCAGGAGAAGTCATCCCAGCGAGCCGTTCCACTGGAACACTCCAGGAACACGTCTTGGATGGTTGGCGCACCGGACACAACTCCTTCGAGCGTGTAGAAAGCACCCGTGTAACTTCCAATAGTCGCTTTAACGGCCATGCCAGTTCGAGAGTACAGGCTGTAGTACCTCATTGGCTCCCAGCAAAGCGTAATATCAAAATACTTGTCACTGGCATCGTAGCTTGCGCCACTAGTATAGAACGGGCCGTCGTCCCAGCCGATTGGCAGAGGGTCTGTGATGTAGGTTGGTCCTGCTGTATAAAGACGTGCGCTGATGGTGGGCGCAATCCCAGAAGAGTCACACGTCAATTCCAGGCCGATATAACGAGAGATTGCCGTGCCACCCAAGATGTCGCGTTGCCCGAAGATGACGTGCGAAACAACAGGGTTCGATGTGTCTAGTGGCGTCCACTTCACCGACACCTTGGACGATCCAGAATAGTTGACACTGTCAACGGTCACTGACGGATAGGTTATCCCTTCCGTTCGTATCAGGCCTGGGCTTGCGATCTGAAGCGTGTTGCTTTTAATCTCAGCGCCGCTAGAAATCTCCACCCACGACGAGCCAAGATCGGTGTTGTCCGCCCGGTTGAAGTCATCTGTCAGAACAGGCTTGCAGCAGCATTTGCAAAACATCTTAGCACTCCGCTGCGTAAACGTGCCACGAACCGCCCAGCCATTCAATGAACACCGCTTTGTCGCTTTCGATGTCCGTGAAAATGTTGTTGACGCTCGGAACGTCAATGCTGCTATCTATACCGCTCCCGTCGTACATGCGAATCGTTGCCGTCGCACCTTTGATCCAAGAGGCGGTCGTCTTGCCACGAACGCGGTCAACGGGGCGTTGATACGCGCGGACTAGCGACGAACCGCCTAGTGTGGTTGTCTGCCCAACAATAGTGAATCCATAGCGGTACTTGGCAAGTGTCCACTGACCCTGCTTTGGGCCCCAGGACTCACCAATGAGTGGCGTGCCGCTTCCCGTGTCGTAAGCAACGTAGTCTGCTGTTAGCAGCCACTTTGCCAGCCCCTTGCCACCATCCGCAACGTCTGGCGTGAAGTTGACAAGCAGGTATCGTTCGAGCGTAGTTGTAGGCTTGCCGATGACATAGCGACCGCCCTTCGAGCCTGCAATTGCTCCGATGCTTGTGATGCTCATAACGGCACCAAGCGGGCAGGTTTCGCCAGATGAGTTCGTAAATGGCACAAACTCCTTGGCGTAGTCAAATCTGACTTTGGCCCTACCACTGGTGCTGTCGATGTCACCAAACACTACCACGCCAATATCGCTGCTGGTCAGCGTGAAGGAGTCCTTTTTGGTCCCTACGATGTCGCCAACGGCTGGCGCGTTTGTGCTTGTCTCTGTCAGCCCATAGCAGGAGCCATCGGTGGTGCAGTTCCCCCAGTCACCAGCAGCAACCTGCGTAGGGCCATTGATAGCAAACCGTGGCAGGAAATCCTGTGTAGGGCGTTTGCATTTTAGGTAGGTAACCGTGTCGGTATCCTGCTTGTCGGCATTCTCAATTTCGATTGCGCCGAAGGGCGGGATGGTCGTGCTTCCCGTGTTCTTGAACGTCTCCCAGCGGATACGGTGAAACGGGGCAAGGTATTCCTCGTTGTTGCTCACGACACACCTCGCGTTGCATCCACCCAGGTCAGGCGTTCACGGGCCGCTTGATGAGGCGTGAACAGGTCCATTTCGTAAATACGGCTTACGTCGCTGTAACAGATTCGACCGCCACCCGTACTGAACCGCACTTGTGCAACCAGCCCTGTTGGATCGGCTGACGTGATCCCTTCGTACCGCATGTGCTTGAAGGTTCTGTCGGCATACTTCAGGGCGTGATTCGTCAGGTAGGCATCGGCTTCGGTGTTCAGCGCTGTCAGGTTGCTGCTCGATGAAGGGCTGTTTAGTTTGGCGTAGACCATTTCTGGTCGAAGCAGAATCTGCGTACCACTCCCCCCAAGGCTTGATCCTGTCTTGCTGTAGACATCAAACCCACCTGCTGCCAAAACAACGGGGTGCTGAACAATTAGGCCAAGGTCCGCTTTGGCAATGTCGCTCGAACTGATCTTCACGACCGGCGTTCTTGTCCGAATCAGGCCGTTTTCTTTGTCCACTGTGAAGGCGGCAACATAGCGGGAATTGGTCGGCGTGTTGGTGTTCAGTTCCGAACGAGGCCACCAAACACCCTCGATATAAGCAGGCTGGCTTACCGTCGATGATCCGGCAGAAATGAAATCCTGGATTGGCAAATACTGGCTAATGCTTGTCGGCACTTCGGATGCGCCAGTAACCGTCAAACCGCCCGCCCACTGCTCCTTAATTCGCCACAGCTTGAAAACGTCTTCAAAGGCTAGTGCCCTGGCAGATAGCGTCACGTCAGCAAAGTGCGTGTACCAACTCTTCTCCCATCCGCTTGCCGGCTTGTAAGACAGGTCGTCAATCAGTTTGATCGTGCCGTCCGTGTCGCGCCCAACCGCTTCCAGGCGAATCTTGTCCTGGAACATGATTGGCGCACCAATCACTTTAATCCTGTCAGGGTATGCGGACTTGACTGCCGTGTAGGAGGAAACTAGCTCGCCACCAGAAGGAAGGTCAGCGCCGCTACCATAAGGGACAACAGCAAAAGCATCACCGACTGGAACCACCTCATGCGCCGTGATCCGACACAACTCCTGCAATAGAAGGTCGGCACGCCCAGAATAATTGAAGCGCGGGTACATACCCGTTGCCATTGCCGATACGGTAATCGTCTCCCCAAGTGCCGTAGCACAAAGGGTGGCAATCTGTGCGGGTGTCTTTTGCGTAGCCGAGAGTATCGCTCCATTGGCTGTCCTTTGATTGCAATTGAGGTTGATGTAGCTGTTCTTCCACTTCCAGCGCCGATCCCAGATAACCACTCGCTGCTTGGGTGGCAACTGCGTCCCTTCTGGCACTTCGAGGTGCGCAAGGTCTACTGCGCATCCGGTCCAGCTTCGCGTTGTACCGTCGAACGAAAAGCTGAGTGTGCCAACGGATTGGTTGATGTCACCAGCAGCCACGTCCAAAATGCAAGCGTCAGGAGCCACGCCACGCGAGCGCGTAAAGGTTGCGCCCCGAATGTCATCGGCTGAAATCGTCCCAAACGATACGGTCCCTTGGGGTGTTGTCATACAGCGTCTGGCACGTTCGCAGAAAGGTCAGAGGCGGTGGAGTAAAAGTACGTCCAGCGGCATGGGTAGAAAATCGAAGATCGGCCGCGATACTGAGGCGTTCCCCAGAAGATTCGCCGCTGGTCCGCATGTTCAATCGCTGCGATGGGAGCGAACCGCAAAGCAGCAGGCGTCACATAGCCATTCACGCCAATCGCATAGCCGTTTTGAATGATTCGCTGGATGGTGTGCTGGTTAGTCTGCTGAAGACGCGGAACTCCGGTTGCATACTGCGACGCACGGTAAGCGGCTCCTGCGTTGCCAATGAATTGCAGCGAATCCGAATACTGATAGATTCCGCTTTCAGTATCCAGCACTTCCTGAGAAAGCGTGATCGAGAAGTTGCGGCAGTTGGCAAGTTCTTCAGGACCACCCTTTGGCCATGATCGCTGAATGACTTGCACCGGCGTTATGGCATTGGGATTGGTGGCGTCCAGAATGTGCGGGGTGGCAAGACCCGTGTTGTCGTACAGAACTGCCGACAGGTCGTTGGTGCTGTAGGCCGAGATTAGCTCGTTGATTCGCGTAATGACCGCCGCTTGCCCGCTGGCAATAATTTCACCCGCAATGTGCATGATGTAGGTGATGCTGTACCTCTTCCCTCGCGCCGTATAGTTGGGCCGGATGTCAAAGCGCGACAGGTTCACCTCGCCTTGCGGGTGCGCGTAGGAGCCATATTTGAAATAGCTAGTAGCCATTAGTAACGGCACCTCATAAGCTGTTCTGTCAAAAGCTGAATCTGGTGCTGGTGGTTGGTCAAAAGTTCCGTCTCGACTCCCAGGTGGTCAACAATCGCATCACGAAACTGGTTGTTCGCTTCGTGGTACTCATTCCACCTTTGCGTCGAGTTATCGCCATCGGCGGTCTGGCCAGGGAAGGTATTGACCTCAAAGTCCTGGTCGTCCATGCCAGCCCGGTTGGGGTTTTGCACAACGATGTCATCTTGCGGGTCGGTATCGGCCTGCATCTTGTTCATCGTGCGGCGATGCTTGCGTGCCACCTGTCCCTTGTCAGGCTGGCGATGCGGTTGCTCCTTGGGTTCGATGCGCCTTGCCAGTGGCATGTCGCTGGGAATGGCCGCCTCCACCGCATCTAACTCTTCGGGTGATTCTTCCTGCTGAAGTTCTGGAACATCGACCGGAACTAGCGCGGCTAAGTCTTCCTCTTCGGTGGCACTCTGCAAATCGTCCATCGCCAGCGCACGATCATTGGCCAGTTCTCCATCGTCTGGCAGTCCGCTATCAGGGCCGGATATTGGCAGGTCCATTGCGGCTTCCATTTCGCTTGCCTGCGGGGGAAGGGGGGGGCCAAGCGGATCGCTACCAAATTCCGGCTGCGAGGTGATGTCATTGTCTTCGTCCACAGCAAATTCCTTACGGCGTGTTCTTGTTGACGACGATCAGTTCCTTGGTCGTGCCGGATGATCGTGCAATCAGCGGCATCGGCATCTGAATCTCTGTCTTGCCGCGCACGTTGGGAGTCGGTGCTTTGGCTTGCAGTTTGGCAAACTGAAACTCCGTGTTCAGCGTTGACGACATGCTCAGCTTTAGCTTGCCTGGAACACCAGCAATTAACTCAGATCGAATTGGGCTGTTGGTGCTGGTGAACACGCTTCCCACCTGCAAGGCCACGCGTCGATTCTGCGGACAAAGCGACGTTGCCAGAAGACTGTTCACCCAGCGCCGCTGGATGGCGTTGTTGATGAGAAGCTGAAACGACGTCATTTCCACCGCAAGGGCACCGCCCGAGAGTGTCAGCGTTAGCGTCGAATCTTCAAACACATAGGGGTTGAAGTCAGCTGTTACGCCGATGGTGGCTGTTGGGTAGGTGTAATTTGCTGCTAGTTCTGTTTCGCTCTTGGCAACAATATCGAGAACCAACTGAACATAGCTGGGTGCGTTACCTTGGGCGGATTGCCCAATTAGCATGGCACGGTTGACGTAGACCTCGTTGTAGCGGAAACCGGCGTTCACCTTGTCGAAGATCATGTCGAAGTCGATCAGACCTTCGCCCAGGTTGAAAGTTGTCAGGCCGGTTCCTGTAACCCCAGCAGCACCTAAGATGCGGGGAAGCCACGCCTGCATTTCGCTCGGGCTCGTCGTCATCACCAAGGGGCCGTCAATCGGGCTGGCGCTCTGCCGTGTCCGTTCACTGGCCTCACTGCGCGTTCCGCGAATCCCGTTGGTGGCTGCTACCACCGCACGATTCTGGATGTCCTCTGACAGAAACTCGTAGCTCTCGGCGTAGGTGGTGAACCCACGCGGAGAGGAACCGTTGCCATCGACGTAGAGGCGGGCCTTAGCACCTTGGGCGCATTCGTTACTCATTGAAACAACTCCTAAATTCTGCCTTCACGCATCCAGCATGTAATTAACAAAGTGCTAACTTCCATTCGTCGGCCATTGATGACCTGAAACAACTTGCCATCACGCACAAGGCAGTTGACGCGGTTGCATCCCGTAGCGGTCACATTTAAGCGGCTGTTGCTGAAACGCCGCCTAATCGCTTCCTTCCAGGTCGGTACTACGTCCCAGTTCTCCGTCATGCTCACGTCGCTGCCGGTGGAAAAAATCAGGTGAACAGGATAGCCACGGTCGTCTCGCTCGTTGGTTCCCGCCGCTTCTAATACGTCACCGCCTACCAAGGTCAGGCCGCGATAAAACAGGCCATCCTTTTGCAGTGGTTCACGTCGAATAAACATTTCGTCTTTGCGGAAGCCAGGAAGCAGCCCGGAATCTGCCATCGCTGCAATTTCCGTCTTGACCGCATCCATGTAGCTTTTGTAGATGGATGTCATGGAGTAATCGGTGCCTCCGTGCGATAGACAAGGAAGGATGCCATCGGCACGTTTCCGTTTACTGGGCTGCGGTGGTCGGCTTCCATTGCGGCGCGACAGGCTGACATTGCCAAGGCTTCTTTCTCAGCTACGTCCTTGCGATTCCCAATCTTGGCAAACTGTGCCACGCACAACGCTTGAAACGCTCCCATCATCGAGCCATATTCCATGTCGAGCGGATCGCTAACCGTCGCAGCCACCGCAGTCAGTTCGATGTCCACGGGCTGGTCGATGGTCACAACGGTTGCACTGGTCCGCGACGTAATGACTCGCTGGGCATAAAACGGGTTCGCATCTACCATGCTGGTTGGCGCTGTAGCACTGGAAGAGAAACGAATAATGCTTCCTTCACACCCAACCGGAAACACGCTCGTCGTCGCTGTTGCCGTGGTGGTTCCGACAGGCACGCTACACGCTGGCACGCTGATACTGGCGATTCTCAGTTCGCGCGGTGATCGTTCGTAACCAATCTCGTACAGTCGAGACGTGGAAGGTGGTGGAACCAGTGTGATCCCGATGCTTCCCAAAAACTCTTGGTCACCACGCACGAACGCATAGATCGGGTCACCGCTGGTGGTGATGCTATCGTAGGCAGCATTGACCGCATTCTGAATTGGAATGCGACGATGCAACTGCGTATCTAGCAAAAACTCAGACCGCTTAAAGTTGACAGGAAGTGAGTAAGTCTCCTGAAATAACTCGTAAGTAGTTGCTACGGAAATATCGCTAGCTGGGCAGGAGTCGAGCTTCAGCGTAATCGAGGTGTCGCTATTGCGCGTCTCGACGGTATAAGGAAGCGTTGCAATCCTCAGTCGCCCACGGGCCGCCCATGAAGGGAACGTGCCACCAGACAGCGTTACCACCCGCGTCGTTGCGTTGTAGGTGATCGTGCCGGTCGTGTATGGGGCGTTCGCCGTGAAGTTGTAGCGAGCTTTGTAGATCGACCAAACAGACGTGATGTTGTACAGTCGGCGCATGGCTTCCATGACGGCCCGCTTGGCATTGCGGACATTCATCAGCGCCGTAGGCTCCAGCCCCTCGCTATCGAGAATGAAGTCCACGGCATCCTGGTAGGTCCAAATGATGGTCTGGCTCATGGTCTAACCCTTGACTTTCTGCTGGACACCGGTAAAGTTAGACGAACCCCGTTTACTACCACCAGAAAGGGTAATAGTATGCCGAAGTATTTCGTTTACAGCCGAGTCTCTACAGCCAAGCAGGACGACAGCCTCCTGAAGCAGAAGGAGGTCACCGACAGATGGATCGCAAGCAACCTGAAAACCCGGCTGGCCGACTACGTTTATGGCGGTGATTTCTCGGATGAAGCGGTCAGTGGCAGCACGCCAATCCTGCACCGGCCCGCTGGATACCGCATGTTTGCCGAGTGCAAAAAGGGGGACATGATTATCACGGCCGACTTCACGCGGGCCTTTCGTTCCGCTGCTGACTGCGCGAATACCATTCAAATCCTGGACGCCAAGGGGATTCTGCTGGTGATCCTGGACCCCACAATTGACCTCGGGACCGATACGGGGCGATTGATCGCGCAAATGCTGGCTTCCGTCGCCGAGTTTGAACGCAAGACAATTGTGAAGCGAACCGTGGAGGCGGTCGAATCGCAGCAGGCGCGAGGAATTTTCGCCATTCCTCCGCGCGGGTGGATGCGCGGGGGGCATTGGGGGCGGGCTCGCAGGCAACCGGGAGACCCACCACCCGAGGAGCATCCTGTTGTGCCGGACATTGAAATGCGTGAGAACGTCGCCATGATGGCAAAGTTGCACGAGAAGTCCAAACTTGGTTGGGGCCGCTTCGTCAAATCGCTTCGCGCCGACCTTCGTAGAAGGCCCGATGGAAAACTGTGGACAGGCCACTCGCTGCAAATCTGGGTCTTCGCCATGCGCAATGGATGGCCACTGCGCGCACACCGCAAAGAGAGCATGCGCGAGTACAAGCGTAAGCGCAAAACCGAGCAGACTAGCGTGTTTTTGGGGCATGGCGCTCAATGACCTGTTCCTTGACTTCGTGAATCTTCTTAGGGTTCTTGCGGACTTTTTCCGCCAGAGCCGGATCGCTTGACAGCTTTTTCTCGGTCAGTTCGTTTACCAAGTCAGGGGCCAGTCGAACTTTCTTCACTGGCTCGCCATCATCACGACGGCCACGAATCTTGATCGCGCCGTCCATGTCGAGGTTCTTCTTTTTGCAAACCGTCCGAACGTCGCTGAGGTCGCTGACCCAAGCATCCGGGTCGATGTAGCTTCCTAGCGCTCCTTCGTAGAACTTCCCTTGCGTGTTGATCCCATGCTTCTGGGCAAGCTCGGTAATGCCGGTGGTCAGTTCGTCTCCCCAGCCTTCCATGTCGGCTCGTGCTGCTTGCTGGTAAGCCTTGTCGGAATACCGCGTTCCCGGTGGCTGCTGGAGCGCACACATCGCCGCCCACTCCACGTCCTGGTCGTTACGCATACACTCGTTGTAAATCTCGATTGCCTTTGGCCCGCGGCACATTACCTGCTCGCGAATGGAGGCTTCGATGTCATCCCACGAACGCGCCCTCGGGGATCGGCTGCTGATCGCCTTCTGGCTGGGATGGAGCAGTTTGCATTTGCTCATTGGGTTGTCCTTCTACTGGTGGTGGTGGTGATTGTGGTAGTTGGGGTGGCAATGCTTGAATCTGGAACGGTGCGGGGTCGATGTCATTCGCCTTCGCCCACTCCGTAAGGAACGCATTCAGAGGGGCTGGGTTTCCAAGCTGAAACACCGACTGAAATACCGGCAGGGCGTACTGGCCAAACTCTTGCAGGGCCTGCGCCTTCTGCTGCTTGTTCTGTTTGCGGGCTGATCCTGCAACAACGCGGAAGTGGTAATCTCGGACCACAGATTCCACGTCGTCCATCAAGACCTGGCTGTCCCATACTTGGGCCCCAAGAGGCCCCAGGATTGGTTCAACGTCCTTGCCGTCTAGCAGCCATCGCGCAGCCTCAATGAACTTCATGCCGACCATCGACAAGGCGTCTTCCACCTTGTTGGCCATGTCGTCAGGCCGAACGCTGACGTTCTGGTCCTTCACGTTGGCTTCGGCGGCAGATCGCATCTGGCGAGACGACAGGCCGTAAACCAGTTCTGTTAGGCCGGTTCGCTTGTCGATCTGCTCCATCACCTGCGAAATCATCTGCCAGATAGAGGCAGGGAAGTCAGGTGACTGAATGAACTTCAGGGCTTGTTCGAGGTTGCCGTTTACTTCTCCAACTTCAAGCTGAACAAACGGCATTCCGCCGCCGCCTTCTTCCAGTTGCTTCTTAATCTCCAGGGCAACCGACTTCATCTTGGCAACGTAGGTGGTGCAGCTTTGGGCGGTCTTGTCGGCAAGGAACGACATGCACCAATTGATAAACCGCAGTTCGCCCATGACAGGCTTGAACATCGACAGCGGCCAAACGCTATTCATCTTCTCGTAGAAGTAGATAGGCACGACTGGCCAGCCGCCGCCGCAATGTTCGTCGGCGTAGAATGGAACCTTCCACTCGATGGAGGTTCGCAAGGCTTCCTGATCGTCTAGCGCCCACGATGGAGCGTTCAGCGGGAACGGCACACCTTTGCACACAACGATACGGCAAAAGTCACCTGCCCACTCCATGTTCATCTGATCGCCGTCGATGATGTTCGTTCGCTCAGCAGCCGACTTCAGGCGGTCACCAAACCCGTTCTTGGAGTAGATGTCCCAGTATTCGACTAGATCAAAACTTCCGCTTGCCGCTGGATTGCTTGAACTGTGCGGTTGCTGCGTTGTATTCGGTGGCTGCACCGTCCCTTGTAGGTTTCCGCTCTGGTACGATCCCTTGATGGACCCTGCTGGAAGATTGAACTTACGCTCGACGACATTACGTGGCTCGACATAGCGACGCGCGATCCATTGGACGTTGGAACGCTGCGTAGCGTCTGGGTCCTGCTGGAGGTCGTCTACCGAAAAATACTCTGCCCGAGGGTAGCGGATGCTACCGCTAATCGGTTCGTACATATCCACCCACAAGCAGCCCATTCCCTTTACCATCGCCTCTGTCAAGGCTTGGCGAACTTGCTCCTTCAGTCCGGTCTCTTGGATGAGCCAGTTGATAAAGAAAGCGAAGTATTCCGCCTGAGTCTTGCGAGACGATTCCTTGGCCTGCTGTTGCAACATCAGTTGCTGGAACATCAGCGGGTCGAGGGTTGGCGTTGCTTCCGCAACAGGAATGGGGAGCGGAACGTGATTGACAGCAAAGTCCGGGTTCTGAAAGTAGAGCGCCGGACCAAACAGCGCTACCGACTCAAAGGGCTTGTTGCAGGTCATCCGAAAGCGAGGAAGCTCTGTCCCTTGCTCCAGAAAACCACCCTTGTTGGCGTTAGCAACCTCTTGCTGCCACATCCAGTTCAGGGGCCCGTCAAAGAAGTTTGCGGCTTCCGTGGCGTAGCGTCCAAACTGCTCCTGCTTGCGTGCCTTGGCAACTTCCAGCTTTCCAAGCCAGTCCATGCAAACACGCTTCAGCGGATGCGGCATTGAAGCCACTTCCTGTGCAACCTGCTGCTCGGCAATTTTTTGTTCTGGCGTGGAAGGCATGGTTATTGCTTATTCTTGGCTTCGATCTTGCGGATACGTTCGGTTAGCTCAGCGACGATCTTTGCAAGCCCCTCTAATTCGACGCGGCTTGGCGGGCTATCCGGGCAGAAGTCCCAGGAGCCGTTGCGCTTCTTTTGGTCGGGAAACTTCTTGAAGCGAGGGTCGCTAATGTGGTAGATGTTCTGCCCACTCGCCGTTCCACGCAGCGTCGTGAGGTTGATGCTTTTGGCATTCACGCTGTCCACGATTGCCACAAGGGGATCAATGCCATTCACCTTTTCGCCATACTCGTAGTACAGGACAACCTGCCCCACGACAGGACGTGGCATTACCCAAACTTCTGGTTCTTGCTGAAGGGTTTCAGTCGTCATTAGTCGCATCCTATGGGGCCAAGGCTTATAACTCCGCTGGACAGGCCCCCAGGCCCGCGAAGTCGGTTGGAGAATCGCTTCTTGTTTGCCAGGAAGCGCTGGTACACACTTTCGGACCCAGCACCGACAGGAGGCTTGTGCCACCTCATGCCGCGTGCAATGGCGTACTCCACGGTTTCAACGGCGTGCGTGTTTCCTCTTCGGCGTTCGCCATCCTCTTGAACGATCCCTTGCGTGATCTTCTTCTTGAACCGCTGGAACTCTCGCACCGTGTTGGGCACGTTCTTAATCACGAACAGCAGTCGAGGATTGCCGTCGTTGTCTGGTTCAAGGTAGGCACGCAGCAAAGACTCGCGGCCGGCAATGTCATCGCTTCCAGCGCGGAAATCACTGCCAGTGGCAATGCTTGCTAGGCCAAGTTCACGGAATGCGTTCTTGTACTGAACGTAAGGGCTGATACCGCTGCCAATCGACGTCAGCCTCGCACCGTGCATGTCGATGATGAATTCCTGAATCGGTGTGAACTGAATCTTTTCATGCACCTTCTTGGCAAGCATTTGTGCATCGCACTGACGCAGGTAAAGCTCGTCGTAGCAAACAACCTGATCGCCAACGGTTGGTGGCGGGACGGCAAAGAACGTGACTGCGCAGGTGCTATGCCCAGGGTCAATCGCTAGGTAGCGGCACCAATCCGCAGGTGGTACGCCGTTGTTTTCTGTGATGATCTTCTGGACTGGCGTTGCGAGTGGCCCCGTTTTAATCGCGTCGTGCTGGTGGATCGAGAACTTGGGGTACATTAGGTGGCTATCGGTAACCAGTTCACCCAGGGCACGCTGACGATAAACGTCTTCGCCCATCGCCTTCCAGCTCTTGATCGCATCGTTACGGGCCTCTTCCGTCATAAACGGGTTGTCGAACACCGTTGCCCGGATTGCCACCGCTTCAGGATTTTCGTTGGCCGCCTCTTCGTTCGCACGCTCAACAAGGTTCACTAGGGCGTCATTCTTGCTAAGCGGCAAAGCACTCCACCGCAGCTTGCCATTTCGCATCAGCAAGCGGCCCATCATTTCATTGAACCACTCAGGGCGCTGCAAGTCTTCGTCAAACAGAACGATGTCGGCTTGGATACCTGCCATCGGTTCGCCACGACTGGAGCGAGCGTACAGAATCCACCCGTTGGTGAACTTCACCTCCGAGAAGATATTCTCTCGCTTGCTCTCCCAGGCGATGTCCTTGATATACCGCTTGGGGATTAGTGGCGGTGCATCTTTGGTTTCCTTGATACGGGCCTTGTCTTCAGGTAGCCAAGGCTTCCACGCACGCCAATCGCCTGTCACCTTATCGCGAATCAGCTTGAAAGCGCCGCGACGGAACAGGTACTTGTGAATCACAACGCCAATGTGCGACTCATCCCAGCCAACGACAATCCCGATCCCGTTTTCCTTGGGGTATTTGTCGTGAGGGTCTTGTCCGGTCACGGCCCTGGCAAGCTCAACAAACGCCGCAAGGCTGTTGTGGGTAACGATGAAGTCTTTGGTGATGAACGTGTTGTCATAGCTGTCTACGGTGATGCAGACGCAATCGTGTTCACCAATCGGTTCGATCTTGTAAAGCACTCGCCCGTCGGTGGTGGAAGTCGGGCGGATCGTATGCTGGAGCTGGCGAGGAAGGCGGAAGCACTGAATGTTCGGCAGTCGAATGCGAATTCGCGCAGAAGGCTGACCGTCCTTCGTTTCTCCATTGTGCGTGTACCGCGTCGTGCGCCACGAGGTCTTGACCTTGCCACCAAGCGAACGAGCAAGGAATTCAACGTCCTTGGCAAGCTGGGGCGAGATAGTGCAGTATTCCATGCAACCGCCCGTACTTACATCATTCTTGCGCCCAATCGTTCCGTCAGTGTCCATCAGCCCTTGAAGCAAGGCGATTCGCTGCGATACAGAACCGTACAGGTACTGCTCTGGGATGAACTTGTAGTAGGCTGTTTTGCCATGCAGTCCAATCGCTTTCAGTGCGGCAGCAACGACGTTCTTTCCTTGGGAGCAGCTACTAGCAGAAATTGAAACGCAAAGTCGTGTTCCAGTTCGCTTTACAATGCACCCAGAGCCAAGCTCACGCTGAACCTCGTTCACAATGAAGTCATCAGGGCTGGTGAAACGAACGCCGC